CATCAGTAGGCAACAAAACATTTCCTAAATTGGTAATTGATGCCGCAGTAGTTAACGTACCTGCTTTCATAGTTTGGACACTAAGTTGCCCATCTTCAGTACCATCACTTACATCTAAGGCTGTGGCAAATACACTTGCTGCAATAAATTGCTGGTTATTATCATTCTCCATGTCAAAACGAATAATCCCACCATTATCATTATCAGCAGGACTAGCAGAAGTTCTATTGAGAGTTAATATAGGAGCAGCCGTAGCTCCATCATCATTTTTATCAATTTTAAAACTACTTACATTTAAATCGGTAAGCGCATCAAAAATTGCAGCACCACTTCCAGCACCATCGCTGTATACTATTTTTACATCGCCATTTGGTATGGTAATTTCTGCGCCTGATCCTTGTTTAATTGATAAATCAAACCCACCTGATGTAGCATTTTCTATTATCCAAACTTTAGAAACTGTATTAGGGAGTAAGGAAACTGTGCAGGTAGAGTCGAGTGTGCCTGTATATTTTAAATATAAAGAACGTCCCGGATCTGTACCACCATCTGCTATGGTTGTAGAGTGAGTATCTGCATTTGTAGTAATAGCTTCTGTACCATAACCAAATGCCTCTGCAATCAACTCAAGATTATTATTAGTTTTATCTCCCCATGAAGTAGCGTTTTCACCACTAGCTTGTTCTTCAAGTCTTAAATCATTATCGTATGAGCTTGCCATATTATTTTCCTATGCTGCTATATCTTCCCAAGTTACTGTTTGAGAGTCATCCACCGCAGTCCATGTTACTGTTTGAGAGTCATCCACCGCAGTCCATGTTACTGTTTGCGAGTCATCCACCGCAGTCCATGTTACTGTTTGCGAGTCATCCACCGCAATCCATGTTACTGTTTGAGAGTCATCTACTAGCCCCCAAATAGCAACTGGGCCTACACCACCTGTTGCTTCAACGCCTTCTGGGGAAACAACTGCTTTACCTGTAACCGTTACACTTCCAACCGATCCTGTAGCCGATACGCCTGTTACATCTTCGATAATGCCAAACTTAACAGTTACACTACCTACAGCCCCTGTTCCTGCTACTCCGGTAGCAGATATAGTTGAACCAAAACTTACAGTTACACTACCTACAGAACCTGTAGCAGCCACACCAACAGCATTAGCTGTTGAATCTGTTTCTATAGTTACTGTACCAACTGTTGAGGCACCTGCTACTCCTGTTAAAGTAACAGAATCATTTGGTATAGTTACTGTACCAACTGCTGAAGTAC